CAAAAAGCCCCGGGCATTGCTGCTAGGGGCTTTTTGCTTTATGGCCCGGCGTCATCGCCTCAACCAATCGCAGTTCGCTGTACCGACGCGATAGCACTGCCGGGCCACCACTAGCCGCCGTTTCGGCGGCATCAGGGCGCAATGCCCAAAACCGCAGCCTAGGCGCAGTGCAGGCAGCACTTGACATGCCGCACCCCCGACGCTTAGGGAAGCGCACAGCCTTTGACTCCTCAGGTAGGCGCGGTGTGCGGGGATTCTTCAGCGAGCAACCCTAAGGGATTCGCAATCATGAGCAGACCAACAACATACGATCCCGTCTATTGCGACTACGTTGTCGAAATGGGCAAGAATGGCTATTCCGTGGTCGAGATGGCCGCAGAGGTTGGGGTTGGCCGCACGACCCTTGAGCGCGATTGGCCAGAGGCAAACCCAGAGTTTTCGCAAGCCTTGACGCATGCGAGGGAGTGCAGCCAGGCATGGTGGGAAAAGCAGGCCAGAGTTAACCTGGTCATGGCTCCCGGCGCTGGCACTTTTCAGGCGTCCGCATGGTCGCGCTCTATGGCCGCTCGCTTCCCTAACGACTGGCGAGAGAAGACCGAGCAGAAGATTGAAGGCGAGTTGGCAATCAGCAAGATCACACGGACCATCGTCAAGCCAGCATGAGGACGCTGGACCTGAAGACGGCGGCAGTCTTTGAGCCGCTGTTAGCCGCCGCGCGCTATAAGGCGGCATGGGGTGGGCGCGGGTCTGGAAAGTCGCACTTCTTCGCTGAGCTGTCGATTGAAGACAGCCTTGCAGAGCCCGGCGATAGTGGCGAAGGTTTGCGCACTGTCTGCATCCGTGAGGTTCAAAAGGACTTGGCGCAGTCATCCAAGGCGCTGATTGAAGCGAAGTTGTCCGCGCTCCGGTTGAATGAGTCTGACGGGTTCAAGGTGTTCAAGGACGTGATCCAGACGCCCGGTGATGGCCTGATGATCTTCAAGGGTATGAACGACTACACGGCTGATTCCGTGAAGTCGCTGGAAGGGTTTAAGCGGGCTTGGTGGGAAGAGGCGCAGACGGCCACACAGCGAAGCCTTGACCTGTTGAGGCCCACCATCCGGGCTCCGGGTTCACAGTTGTGGTTCGGCTGGAACCCTCGGCACAAGAAAGACCCCGTAGATTCAATGTTCCGGGGCCTTGAGTTGCCCACGGGCGCGGTGGTGGTCAAGGCCAATTGGCGAGACAACCCATGGTTCACGCCAGAGCTTGAGCAAGAGCGCCTTGACTGCCTGCGCATGCAGCCTGACAAGTACGACCACATTTGGGAAGGCGGATACGAGCAGGTCCACGAAGGCGCCTACTTCGCAAAACACCTTGCTGAAGCGAAGGGGCAGGGCCGGATAGGGCGCGTTTCTGCTGACCCGCTGATGACGCTCCGCGTGTTTGTGGACATCGGCGGCACTGGCGCAAAGGCCGATGCCTTCACGATGTGGGTGGCTCAGTTCGTGGGACTTGAAATCCGCATCCTCGACTATTACGAGGCGGTCGGGCAGCCGATGGCAACGCACGCGGCTTGGTTGCGTGAGCGCGGCTATACGCCGGACAAGGCGCAGATTTGGTTGCCGCATGACGGCAGCACTCAGGACAAGGTTTACGACACATCGTATGAAAGCGCGTTCCGATCAGTCGGGTACGCGGTGACGGTGGTACCGAATCAAGGCAAGGGCGCAGCAAAGGCCCGTATCGAGGAGGCTCGCAGGCTGTTCCCCTCGATGTGGTTCAACGCCGAAACGTGCCAGGCTGGGCTAGATGCGCTGGGCTGGTATCACGAAAAGAAAGATGAAGTGCGCGGCATTGGGCTTGGCCCTGAACATGACTGGTCAAGCCACGGGGCGGACTCGTTCGGCCTGATGTGCGTCGTTCACCAGCCGCCTACGCAAGGCTGGCAGCCGCTGAAGTACAGCAACAAACACATCGTATGACCATTCAAGACCAAATCTCGGCCCTGTGCGCAGAGGCCGAGCCGCTGCGTGCGCGCCCTGACGGTGGTGGTGATGAGTTGCGCCAGTTGGTCGAGCAGATCAACGAACTGCGGGCGCTTGAGGCATCCGGCATGCCGGTGAATCTGCCTGCTCCGGTTGAGGGCGAAGAGGCCCGCCCCGCCCTTGACGTTGCCGCAGTCGTGGAAGCAGTGAAGCGCCGTGGTCGCCATCCAAAGGTAACGAATGCTTGAGCAAGACTTTGAAGAACAGCAAGACGACCCAACAAAGGGCGCTGCTGTCGATGAGTTGACCGGCGCAATTCGCAACGAGGAAACGCACGCTCTGGGCCGCTACACGGGCACGCTGGCCAAAGAGCGCGCCACGCTGATGGATTACTACCTCGGCAAGCCGTTTGGCAACGAGGAAGACGGCAAATCGTCGGCGGTGTCTACTGATGTGTCCGACACGGTGGAAAGCATTCTGCCCAGCCTGATCAAAATGTTTGTGGGCGGCGATGAGATCGGCGAATTCAACCCGGTGGGGCCGGAGGATGAGGACGCAGCGAGGCAGGAGACGGAGTACACCAATTTCGTCATCACGCAGCAAAACCACAGCTTCACCACGTTTTATAGCTGGTTCAAAGACGCCCTGCTCCAGAAAAACGGATACGTCAAATATTGGTGGGACTACAAGGACGAGCGCAAGAAAGAGCGCTATGAGGGTCTGACGGATAACGAGTTTGCAATGCTGCTGCAAGACGCCGGCATTGAGCCCGTTCAGCACCAGTCCTACCCGGACCCCATCGCCTCGCAGATCATGCAGCAGATGCCCATGCAGGGCCAGCCGCAGCAAGTGCCGATGTTGCATGACGTGGTTGTGCAGATCACGCGCCCGATGGGTTACGTGTGTATCGAGCCCGTACCCCCCGAAGAAATCCTGATCGCCGCCCGCGCCAAGTCCATCAACGTCAAGGATGCGCCTTTCGTCCAGCACCGAACGCGCAAGAGCATCAGCGACATCCGGGCCATGGGTTATGACGTGCCCGAGACGATCAGCGACGAAGACGACCAGATCAATAACCTTGAGTACCTGGCCCGCCGATCCCCTGAAGAATCGCTGTTCTCGACCTCTACCGTTGTGGGTGAGGGGGCATCGCGTGAAGTGCTGCTGAAGGAAACGTGGATTCGCTACGACTTCGACGGCGACGGTATCGCAGAGCTTCGCCGGGTTGTTCAAGTGGGCGCGACCATCCTTGAGAACGAGGAGACGGAAGAAGTCAACATCTGCTGCCTGTCGCCCATCCTGATGCCTCACAAGCATTTCGGGCGCTCAGTCGGTGAGCTTGTGGCTGATATTCAACTCATCAAGTCCACCCTGTTGCGCCAGCAGTTGGACAACCTCTATCTGTCCAACGCCCCGCGCATTGGCGTGAACACGCAAAACAACGCGGTCAACCTTGACGACCTGCTTACGTCGAGGGCCGGTGGCCTGATCCGCGTCAATGGCAACCCGGCTGAACATCTGATGCCATTCGGCGTGCCCGATGTCGCCGCGCAGTCCATGCCGATGATGGAGTTTTTGCAAGGCGTAATGGAAAACCGCACGGGCATCACGCGATATAACCAGGGCCTAGACGCCAACAGTCTGAACAAGACGGCAAGCGGGATCAACCAAATCATGTCTGCCGCGATGGAAAAGCAACTACTGATTGCGCGGTGCTTTGCCGAAACTGGCGTGAAAGACTTGTTCGTGTCTGTGCATGGCCTGCTGCGCCGCCACTCGACCAAGCAGCAGACCGTGAAGCTGCGCAACAAGTGGGTTGACATCAATCCCCGCGACTGGCGCGAACGGTCGGACCTGACCGTCTCTGTTGGCCTGGGGACGGGCAACAAGCAAGAGCAGACCCAGCAACTGATGATGATCATCAATGCGCAGAAAGAGGCGATGCAGATCGGCGCGACCAACCCCGAGAAGATTTACAACTCGCTTGTTGAATTGACCAAGAACGCGGGCTTCAAGAACCCGGACAAGTTCTGGATCAACCCGGCGCAAATGAAGCCGCAGCCGCCCAAGCCGGACCCGAAGATTCAGGTCGCCCAGATCGGCGCACAGGCTGACATCCAGACCGAGCAGATCAAGCAGCAAGGCGAGACGCAGCGCCAAGCCATGCAGTTGCACCACGACGCGGCGGCGGCATTCCTTGATTACTCCACGCCATTCTTCCAGCCGCAGCAGGCGCCCCAGCAAGGCGGGGGCATGTGATGGACGATCAAGAGCAGATCGTCTTGCAAGACCCCGTGCTGCGTGGCCTTGAGGCCGAACGCATCCTGACCAGCCCCGTGTGGATCGACGCATGGAGCCAGATGGAGGCCTCGATTGTGCAGGGCTGGAAAGACGCCCCGATGCGCGATCAGGATGGCATGGCCGAACTCAAGCGCATGCACAAGACCCTGACCAGCCTTCGCGCAAATCTTGAAAGCGCGATGCAGAATGGGAAGATTGAGAAGGCCAACCAAGAGCGCACGCTGAAAGAGCGGGCGCTTGGCCTATTGCGAAACATCGCATAACCAACCCAACCGGCCCAGGCCGGTTTTTTTACGCCCGCACGGTTTGCCCTGCGGGCTTTTCTCATTGGAGAAACGATGGACGAGCAAATCAGCGTTGAGCAACCGGCGACGGATTCAGCGCCCAGCGTCACAGACCTGCTTGAGCAGCGATGGAGTGAGCCGGACGAACAGCCCCAGGACGTAGCGCCCGACGAGGACAACGCGAACCCTGAAGGCGGAGACGCCACGACCGAAAGCGAACCGCAAGACGCGGCACCCGCTGAAGAGTCGGAGGATGTCGAGTTTGAAGGCAAGACCTACAAAGTGCCCGCAGCGTTGAAAGACGCCCTTTTGCGTCAAAGCGACTACACGCGCAAGACACAAGAGGTTGCCGAGGTGCGCAAGGCACTGGAAGGCGAGCGGCAATTCATGCAGCTACGCGACCAAGTGCGGGCGCAGTTGACCGAAGACATCGCAGTCGTGAGGTCTGTTGACAAGCAGATTGCGCAGTACGCCCAGATTGATTGGGCGTCGGCGATGGACCAAGACCCGATCAGCGCCCAAAAGGCATGGATGCAATTCCATGCGCTGAAAGAGTCGCGGTCAGAGATGGTCAACACCATCACAGCCAAGGAGCAGCAGCTTTCACAAGCCGAGCAACAACGACAACAGCAGGACGCCCAAGCGCGCCAGCAGTCGGATGCCCAGGCCATCGAGAAGACGCGCCAGCACGCCAAGACCCTGCCGGGTTGGACGCAAGCCGCTGATGCTGACCTTGCTCGATACGTGCAAGACAAGCAGCTTCCTCCGCAGGCGGTCCAAGAGGCAATCAAGAACCCCGTGTTCTACGAAATCCTTTTCAAGGCCGCTCAGTTCGACAAGTTGCAGTCGAGCCGCCCGCAGGTTGAAAAGCGTGTAGCCAACCTGCCCAAACCCGTCAAGCCCGGCTCATCTGAGACGCGGGTAACAGACGCAGAAATTCAATCCAAGAAGGCTGTCAGCCGTCTCAAGCAGACCGGCTCGCCTTCGGCATTGCGTGACGTTCTCGCGTTGCGCTTGAAAGGTTAAAAATGGCTGTTCCAGCAAATACCATGCAGTCCTACCAGGCGGTGGGCAATCGTGAAGACCTGTCGGATGTGATCTACATGGTCAGCCCGTTCGACACGCCGTTTCAGTCGATGATTGGTCGCAGCAAGGCGACCAGTACGACCCACGAATGGCAGACCGACGCGCTGCCCGCAGCCGATGGCTCGAATGCGCAGATCGAAGGCGACGACGCAACCCCTGGCTCCCTGGTGTCCACTTCGCGCCTGTCGAACCGCACGCAGATCAGCACCAAGGTGATCAGCGTCTCGACCATCCAAGACAGCGCCGTGGACAAAGCGGGCCGCAAGAAGGAGCTCGCCTACCAAGTCGAGAAGGCCATGCGCGCCCTCAAGATCGACCGCGAAACCATTTTGCTGTCGAACCAGGCCCCTGTGACCGGCAATACCTCGACCGCCGCCAAGCTGCGCCCCCTCACTGGCTTCTATGCCACCAACACGTCGCGCGGCGTCGGTGGCGCCAACGGCACGACCTCTGCGGCCGCGACCGATGGCACGCAGCGCGCATTCACAGAAACGCTGCTGCGCTCGGCGATTGCCTCCGTCTTCCAGAACAGCAACAGCTTTGTTGATACGCTGATGGCCTACCCCAGCCAGCGCGCCAACCTGTCCACGGTTCTGACCGGCGGCGCTACGAAGTTCTACAGCGTCGAAGACAAGACCTTGACTGCGACCGTCTCGGTCTATGACTCGGACTTCGGGCCGATCAAGCTGGTGCCCAACCGCTTCCAGCGCGCGCGTGACATCCACTTGCTCAACAGCGAGTACATCGCGCTGGCCGAGCTGGAACCCGTGCAGATGCAAGACCTGGCTATCACCGGCCTGTCGCGCAAGAAGCAGGTTTGGGGCACCTACACCCTTGAGGTGCGCAACGAGGCCGCCCTGGGCGTCATCGCTGACCTGTCCTGATCTGACGCGACCTAAGGCCCTCGGCAATCGCTGGGGGCCTTTTCTTTTGGGGCTTCCATGTACGACGACGCATTGCAGATTTTCCAAGATGGCGCATCGCTTGCCACAGCAGGCACATCCGCCCGGGTTGCGCTGCCCGTCAACAGCGCAGGCATTGCCGCCCGCATCGTTCGCGTGGCCGCTCTGAACGCTTGCTATTGCAAGTTCGGTGACGTGACTGTTGTGGCCACGGCCAACAACATCCTGATCCAGCCTGCTGACTCGGTGGTTCTGACTGTCCCGAAGGGTGCGACCCACATCGCGGGCATCCAAGAGGCGGCAGCGGGAAAGCTCAACATCCAGCCGATTGAATACTGATGACATCGCTGATCCTGCCTCTTCACGTGGTCGAAGAGTTGAACGAGCGCGACCGCCTGGCCGAGATCGAGCGAAAGCAGCGCATGGACGCGCATCTCGCCGCCCTGGGGGCAAAGACGATGACGCACTACGATGAGGCGAGTGATTCGCTGATTGTCCAGCGCACTCAGGACG